CGACAGTGCAATGTCCGGGCAGAATTCCAGGAAGTAGTTCTGAACGTTACCGCCCAGACCCCAGCGCTTTTCTTCTTTAATGAAGTGGAATTCGGTGAGCGATGGAAGCACACCGTCCTGCTGCGAGACGATCAGCTTAACAGCCATACCGGATGGGCCGGACTTACTGCGCAGCTGGCGCACGGTAACTTCGTTCAGATCGGTATCGCCTGTCAGGTCGTCATCTTTGTCGCGTGGATATTCCGGCGCCTTGGTCGACTGGTTGATCAGCGGCGCAGCATTGTAGCAGTGCCAGCAGTTATTCATGACGAACGTGAATTTCTCAGGCACACCTTTGAGCTTGACGCCGCCCTTCAAGTGCTGCAGCTTCTTCGGTGGAGGATTGCGCGGGTCCATCGAGAATTCCGAACCGATGTGCGCACTCATCAGGACGTAGGTGTACGAACCACCCGACAGCGCTGGGATTTCCATCAGGAAGCGGTTCTTCTGCATACCCTGGCGCATCGAGACCATGTTAGCGCCCGCCTCGCCCAGCGAGTTATCGTCCTGCATCTTGATCACGTCTTGCGTGACGAATTCCGACATCGAGTCGATCTCAAGACCAGTTGGAATAATGATCTTGAGTGGCTTGCCTTCCCGGTCAATGAAAGGCGTGACCATCGTATACTTGGTCTTTTCCTTGATCTTCATGTTCATGAAGTCCTTGACCTGGTCGTACCATTGGTCACCGTGGTAGACGGTCTTGTCAGTGATCTGCCAACGGCCGGAGTCAATGATGTTCTCGCCGAAGAACAGCTCATTGTTATCCAGCATACGAGTCAGGTGCCACTCGTGGATGTTGATTTCAGTGTCGTACGTCGACAGACCCGACAGTGGGCCCATACGAGCCACCATCTGGGTGGCCATGTAGTGCATGATCGTCGACTTGAAGTTGTTACCGATACCCACGACGCCGGTCAAGAAACCGAGACCGCCATTGAGTACCATTTCACCGTGCTTGCCTTTGAGGTATTTGCCGGTGGGAATATCGAACAAGGCGCCAAGGTTAATCATGACCTTGACGTTCGGTGCGGACGTAAGACCTGGCATGAGGGGTGCCGGGATGATCGGAGTAGTCATTATTATCGAGATAGTAGCGTGTAGGGTGGGGGAATGCTAAGTGATGGATTCCCAGTTCATTAGATTTAGTCGGCAGTATTTTGTGACAAAAATCATGGCCAGTGAGCAATATGATTTGACGCCAAACACATGCGCTGTGTTCTTTTTCAAATAAAAGAGCGAGCCATTTATTTCTTCACCTAATTGGATAATCATGAAAAACCTTCACATCGAAGAAACCAAGGGTATGGTGGCTCTGGAAGCCCTGTGCTCGACTGCTGCACTCGAGGCATTTTCCCTGCGTGCTGTGGCTAATCGCGCCGCTGACATCATTCCCAACCTGTCCCATGCTTTCAAAGAAGTAATGGCCAATCATACCGGCGACAAGTACGATCTGCGTCCTCTGTCGGTGAACAAAGTCGTTCTGGATAAAGCACTCAAAGGCGCGAACTATCTGGAAATCGGCAAGATGACTGTGTACGTTCCACAAAGTTTCCAGGGTAACCTGAAAGAATACCTGATCGTGCTGCAAATGGCCCTGAACTTCACCAACGGCATCGAGCAGCGTATGGTCAAGTTCAACCAGCTGGTCTCGGCCCTGATGACCGACAAGAATACTCGTCAAACCACGCGCGACCTGTCGACCGCGACGATGGATATGGAAACCGAGCGTGAAGGCATTCGCAAACAACTGGCCGGCTTTACCCGTGAAGGCTCCCGTTCGGATCGCGCTTCCCTGCAAGCCACCTTCCGCTCACTGGGTGAGATTAGCGAATGCGTCATGCTCGCAGGTAGCATCCTCAACCATGCCAATGACGTAGCGCTGGCTGACGTGATGAAGATCACCCAGGATGCGTCCGAACTGCTGAAGACTCTGGGTGAGCAAGCCGTGGACGGCAAAGTCGAAGGTATGAGTAATGAGTCCTACAAGAGCTTGTCGTCTGCTACTCTGACGATGGCCCGCGACGTGGAACTGTACTCATTACTGATGTTTAGCGCCTACCAAGTCAAGAAGTCGATGGAACACACCAGCGACATGCTGATCCAGGCACTGCGTTACTAAGCGACATAAAGGCCCGTACTGACTCGCTAAGGGTCAGTACGGGTCTTATGTCGGCTTGGATGAATTTCTTTACGCCACCACTCGACGATGAGTCGACAGTAGTTGTTGGAAATCCTGCAGCAGGAGCGCGTCAGATGCGTAGCGCAGCCAGGAAGGTACACTGCGGATAAATTCCGCAGCAGCTTCTGCCTCTGGCTTTTCTTTGCCCAGGGCCTTCTTTGCAGCGGCCAGGCAGTCATCCAGATCTTTCGAAATGAATTGCCCCAAGATTGCAGGCAGTTCGAGGGCGCTTTGATCTTTACAGAGTGCCAGGGCACCGTTAAGATTTTCACGTTGCTCAGGTGTGAACGTTTTCCAGCCATGCATCTTGCTGTACAGACTCGACCACAACACGAGGCGCTTGGTGTGTCGTGGAAGGATGGTGGAAATGGTTCTCAGAGCCTTTGATGCGCTTTGAGACAAAAGGGACGCCATAGTTTGTTATACTCCAAAAGGGGTGGGTTACGGTGACCCACCCTCTTGTCAACGTTGAACAAGAAATGGAGACAACGAAAGTATTAGGCGGTTTTCTTTTCTTTCACCTTGACTACCGCTTTGGCAGTAATGCGAAGGCTGGAATGAATGCCAGACCAAATACCTACGTCATCTCCCGCTTCAATGACAACAGCGTACATGAATGCGCCTGGGCCGATCGTGTTCGTGAGCAGATGCACGGTCGGTTCCAGGTCACCAATGCGGCGCAGTGCATTGCGATCAGGCAGATCGATTCCAAGGCGCAGTGTTACTTCGGATTCCAGGATCGTTCCGTCAGCTTCCTTCGAAAGCGCAATGGTCTTGTGCTTCGAGTAACCGACGATGATTTCCGGTTTGATCGTGGTAACACGTTTGGTGCGAGGTTCTTCACCTTTCTTCACCTTCACCTCTTCATCCTTCACGTCGAAGAAGTCGGAAGTGATATCCCGCGTTTGCAGGGTAGGCTGGTCATCGGTCTTCTTGTAGTGATCCAAGAAGTCAGCCAGAATGTCAGTGTTGTCGAACATCCGGTCAACCAGGAAAGGAGGGTGGAGCTCCTCGGTCAGCATCACCTTACCGTACGTCTGGAGGTGACGCTTGTGATCCAGCGCCCTGTGAAGGAAGTCTGTCCCATACAAATCTAAGTAGCGGGTGTCGCTACCGTAGACGGCGTCAAGGTCGATCTTAAACTTATAATCGACCGTACGCGGAAGAGAGTTCTGCTTGGTGACGATATCCTCGATGTGGCGTTGCGGCGTGACGCGAATAACAGAGAAGCCGTCGTCGCTAGTGCGCTTGCCGTTCAATTCTGCAACTTTGCCTTGGGTGCTCAGGCAATATTCACGGCGGTTCTCACCATGCGTGTCATCCACAGCGGTGTAGAGGAAACGCATGCTGAGCATCGGGTGACGGCAATCCGATTTCGACGACCAATAATCGGTCGTCTCGGAGGTGCGGAAGCTCGAATCGAGACCTTCGCAATCCTTCGGACTTTTCGAAATGATACGGGCTGCCGTAGCCAGTTCGTCGGCCGAATTGTTACCGATGCAGGTGCCGTGACCACGAACCCATTCGAAGTTCAGGAATACACCCTGCGCCTTGATCTGCGATGCGATGTTGTGAAACCGCATCCACAGGTCTTGGTTACTTACCTTCGAGCCATCCCGACGGGTGAAGTCCTTGTCGAGCCAGTTCGGCAGATAAATGTTGGCGCCGTCAACAACGTAACGGCTGTCCTGACGCATGATGATCGTGCCGGTGTCCTTGAAGTCAGGTTCCGAGACGATACGTTCCAGGCAATGAATGGCTGCGCCCAATTCAGCAGTATTGTTAGTACCGCCATATTCCAGAGGAATGAACGCGTCGTAGTAACGCTCTACCGGAACCCGGTAGTCCATGTTTTTCTTGCCATCGCTTTCTTCATGCATCCAGGTGATGAAGTCTTGTCGTGGCAGTTCGTTCACTTCGTTCTTTGCGTCTTTACTCGCAAAGTCGAACGATTCCGACTTGGGCACGTAGCCGTGAAAGGTTGCAGAAGCGGAAGAATGGCCAATACCTTTTGCAGTCAGGCCAAGGTTCCAACGGTAGCCGTGGATGCCGGCTCCACTGTACTCGTGTTGAGGATGGCATCCACCATCGGGATAAAATACGTAACCGTGCATAAATGTCTTTGTTGCTGATGAGGGATTAGGGGGCGATATTGCGGGAATCACTACACACTATCGCCTCCTTGGTAATAAATACCTTTACCTCACCACGCAACGACGGACGTAGTCAGCGTAATGCCTTTGCTGACGTAACGAAAAGGAAATCATTTGGTTACGCAGATCTTTCACGTTATCCAGAATGATTTTGTTAATAACTTGACTCGACTCTGCCTGTTGTAGCTTAGTCATGTCGATCTTGACCGGTTCTGGAACCGGCAGAGGGACGTACGGCCCACACTCGGACCGGATGTGAATGTTGCCAGTTACTACAGGAGAAACAACCGCCGGCGGCAATGCCTCTTGCGTTGGCTTCTCCTTCCCCATGATGGTCACCTCGTGATGAGAAATTTTGTAGGCGACGCTATAGTTGTCATTGTGAATGTTATTCACCGTGCATCCGGTCAGCGTAAGACCAAGTACCAGCTTACAAAAAGTACGAATCATCGCGATTTTCCTTCACCATACAGGTCGTTAAGTTCCTTGACCGTTTGGGCCAGCAAGGCATCCCTTTCGGAATCCTTACTTGGCACGGTAGGCACTTCTTTTGGTTCTTTCGTGGTAGGTGCACCCGATTGAACTTTGTCTTCTTCACGCGGCATCATGGCGTTGATTTTACCAATCGTTTTGTAATTGATAAACAGCGACAGGATCAACAACGTGATCACGAACGCCAAGAATCGGCGCGACTTCTGCATCTTGTCGAGCAGCCAGCGAGCAGCCTTTGCCGACAGTGTTTCTTTTTCGTTATTGCGCGGCGTAGCCGGACCGCCTCTTCCGGAAGGAGCTCGATCTTGGATTTTCTCCCCGATAAACATCTCTTTCAAAAAGGGCCACAGGCTAGTGAGCAGCTGAAACATACCCATGAAAGCTCCTTAATTCTGTGTGTGCGATCAGTTATGCTGATCAAAGATATCCCTAATTTTTCTGTTCTTGGAGAACAACAATGTACTCAACAAAGAGCTTTTGCAATGTGCTTGCATTTGCCTCGAATGAACCAGGTGTGAACAGCCCTATCGGTGAAATCACAACGTACTGCCAGACCTTCACGAAGGAACTGGGGTACTTTCACCATACCACCCTGGAAGGTTACGATCTGCTGAACTTGAGCAGCGAAACCGACGGGACAAAGAAAGTCATGTCGCAAACCAACGTCGATCAAGCGATCGATTTGGTGGACCATGTTGTCCGCCTCACCCTTGGCACCTCGGGTGAACTGTATTACGACGAAGTCCTCATTCAGCTGAAAAGCAAAGCTGAAAGCATCAACGCGCATACCGTGGACATGGGCGCGATGGTTACTGCCAACGGGCGTTGGGTTCCGCAATGGATTTCCTGGACCGATGCTGGCAGTGCCGAAGGCAACACCCACAAAGTGTGGCTGTCGATCGACGCGTTTAAGAACCAGTACACCGATTTCGAAATCGTTGTTGCGCCGCCTTTCGACGACATCGACTCCTTCTTCAACCCCGGTGGGATTGTGGAAACTCGCATCAAGGCCATCACGCCCACTCAAATGATGGAGCGGGTCGACGCGGTCAAAGCGGGGAATCCTGAAACGATTACCCGTACCGATCCGTACGAATATCGTGATCCGGCCAACAGCCTGCGCCGTTTCGACGTGTACTGGACCGTTGTCATCTACGGCCCGGCTGGTAACGATCCTGATGTCATCCGTGAAAAGCTGGCGGAATACATTCTGTCTCAGAGTGTCTACACCCGTGACGATTGGGCCAAGATCTTCCCAGACATCTTCAAACGTACCGAGTTCATCTTCGCGCCGCTCTGGGACAAGTACGCAGCTGAGCAACGCGTGTTCGATCATGGTGTCTACAGCCCGATCGCAGACCATGGTTATCCAGTGCAGTGGCTGGGTCAGCATGCTGTCGATTATTCGGCAGACCACATCAACACCGCGGCACAAGTGCTGGCCTTCCCATACCGCTCGATGCAGATGGCTGTCGTTGGTCACTGGGAAAATCGTGACGGCAAAACGCGTATCACTGACTTCTACCCAGACTTTATCAACGTGGGCACCGAAAGCACTGACTTCGGCCGCATGGCTCCGTCTACTCAAGAGTGGGCGAAGATCATGATCTCGATGGTGAACCTGGCTGAGAAAATGGATACCGCTACCGATCTGCCAAAAGGCACCTACCGCGTCGTCCGTAGCGGCAAGACGTATCTGGCTCGTTCGGTCAACCGCGTTCTGATGCTGATCCTGGCCAAGAGCAATACCATCGCTCCAGTAGCGTAAGGAGTAGGTTATGGTTCAAGCTCTGATTCCGCCAATTGGTACTTCCGGCATTTTCCGTCTGAATGCACCATTTAGCGCAGACCTGCAAAGCGGTATGTCTTACCGCTGTGAAGCAATCCGCCGCGTCATTGACTTCGTGGAAGCAGGTCTGGACGTCTACGAAGAGATCTACTTGCCCAAGGGCTTGTCACGCGCTCAGTACGAACAAGATGCGGCAAACCAAGTCGCCATCATCTCGCTCGTGGCATCCAGTGGTCACTTCGTATTTGTACCATCGACCTATATCTTGGCTTATCCAGATATCGGCGGTGTTCCTTATACCGTCATGGTGCTGGGTCTGGAGTTGGGTTCAATTCCCAACTACATGAACCTCAGTGGTTTGAAGTCTGTACTGTCGAATGCGGTACGCGATACCATTGGAGTTACGCCCCAGATCCGGGAAGTGGCTGTGTCGGCAGTTCAGAAGTTGTCGCAAGCCGATCACGATGTGTTGGAAAATGCCCGTAAGGTGCTGATCACCAATACTCAGACTGATCGGGCTAAGGCAATTGACTACGAAGCCAGGTTTAACGCTTTGCAATTGCAGCACCAGCAACTGCAGGAGTGGGTCAAACAGAACATGCCACCACCGGCGTAACAGCATAAAGGCCAGGAGGGTTTCCTCCTGGCTCTTATGTCGCTGTGAAACTTAATTGATGTTTGGAGCAATCACTGCGCTCGAGAATGTAGCACCGCCCGTAGCCGTAATCGAACCCTTCAGAGTTATATCACCACCGCCTGCAGCTCCGGTACTCATGCCTTTACCGAGAGCCAGAGAGCCGTTCACGGAAGCATCTTTACCAACTTTCAGCAAACCCACGAGATTAGAGTCTTTACCCACATTGAAGTCTTCACTGGTGGATAACGTTGGTGTAACAAAGTCTGCCTTGGGTGTTTCAGTCATGTAGCTGTCTTCTGCTTTCAAACTGTACTTTCCCGTAACGATGGTTGTCATGTCACCCCCTACCTTCGTGACCATGTTCTGGACCACGTTAATGAAGAGATCTTTGTCGAACAGATCCATGTAGCTACCAGCAGCATTTTTCAAGACAATACGTTTGGCCGCCGAATCCAAGTGGATCAGGTTGTCAATCGTATCCTTGAGCGTGACATTGCCATTTTTGGTATCGAACATGAAGTCGTAGCCAAACGGCTCGCCATCGTTGACAGAAGTATGCAGGTGCACCCGCTTGTTGTGCGTGGAAAACTCGAAGAAGTAGGTGTTGTCACCATCAGCATCTGCCGCTTCTTCTTGCGTGTTACTAATGGCAAAAATGATCGTTTCCAGTTTGCGCAACTTGGGATCGTATTCCAGAGAGCTCCAGTAATACTTGTCCGCATCAGCAAATTTCCAAATCATCACCTTTTCACCACGGCGCACATCTGGTGCCGTCTTCCGGTTCGACCCCAGAGGCAGCCAGCGTGCCGTTACAGTAGTCGAACTCCTGACCGTGGTTTCAAACGAGGCACCGTTTGCGTCCTTACCCTTGGTATTGGAACTGGATAGATTATCCGTGACCTCCCCGTTGGCCATCGTCAAGTCTTCGCGTGGCGTGACCTCGATTTCCTTCGAGTTAAGCGGTTTATTCGCCGCCACGATGCCGATCGAATACGGCACCAACATGCTCATTGCTCTCATTCTGTTTCTTCCCGTAAAAGAAAGTGCATTTTAACACATTCTCGTAATCTATTAGTTAAGCGCTTCGTCGCTAAAATCTCAAAGAATTGATCAATGAAAATCCTCGAACTCGAATTAATCCTCTGTACGCGATTGGCGTTGAATAATATCCGCCATTTCAAGCTTACATTGAAGGACCTGGTTCAGCTGGTTCTGGGTACGAACGGATCGGGTAAAAGCTCTGTGCTTTATGAACTCTCTCCGTTACCAGCGAATCACAAACACTACCACAAAGGTGGCAAGAAACGTATCCTGATTGCCGCACACGGCAAGATGTATGAGTTGATCTCTGACTTTACCAATGGTCAGGATCACTACTTTTATGTTGATGGCGAAAACCTCAACATTGGTCGTACCGTGACGATCCAGAAAGAACTGGTCAAGGAACACTTCGGCATTACTGCCGAGATCCACGGTATCCTCTTGGGCTTGGAACCGTTTAGCAAGATGGGTACGGGTCGGCGACGCGAAGTCTTTACGATGTTGTGCTCGGTAGATTATACCTACGCCATTAAACTGTACAAGAAGATCCAGGAACAACTGCGTGACACTACGGGCTCGATGAAACGCACCAAAGAGCGCCTGGTGAAAGAGACTGCCTCAGCCTTAAAAGAGGAAGAGATTGTTCAGATGCGTGCTCGTCTGGCGGACTTGAACCGTGAGTCGCAGTCGATGTACATGTTGCGCAATGCTGACGCACCGACAGTGTTCGATGCCCGCAGCACGGCGGAAGCGACAACACGCATGATCCACGAACTGTCCAACAACTTCCGAAGCATTCGTCGCCTGTTGCGCGACAAGTGTTACATCATGCCGGAAGAGTATCAGTTCGATATCGACAACACCCGTGAAGAGCTAGCCAAGGTCGAAGGCATCTATGGCCGCCTCTCGGAAGAGTTCATCAAGAGCTCGGCTGAAGTCGGTTCAGTCGCCGAAATGGATGCAGAAGACGTCGTTAAACTCAAGGACACGATCATTGCTGATAATAATCGTGCTAAAGAGCTGCTGGCGCTGCGTAAGAGGCCCCTGGAAGGCTTTAACGCAATCCGCGCGACACAATCCATGGATGTGATCTACGAATCGCTCTACGACGTTCTGACGCAGATGAAGGCTGACCCCGATGGCGCAATGTCCTCCACGGCTTTGAACGAAGTCATGGACAAAATGCGTGAGCGGGAATTGTCGATGAGTGCAAACAAGGAAAAGCTGGCTGGTTTCGAACACCGAGAAAAGCATTTGTTGGAACTGGCCAACTCGGAAGAGATCAGCTGCCCCAAGTGCACGCACGGTTTCCGCATGGGTTACTCAGAGACCGAGCACCACAGTCTGAAGAACCGGATTACGACGGGGCGTAGTTTTGTCGAGGTGTTGGATAAAGAATTGGTAGAGTTGCGCACTAAGCGTGATGAGCTGGTAGAGTATTCACGTCTTTACAAAGAGTATATCCGCCTGACCCGCAGTACATCGGAACTGCAACCGCTGTGGGATTTGATCAGTGAAGAAGATGCGCTGCGTAAATCGCCGCAACACGCTTTGACGTTGGTTGAATTGGTTCGTGCTGACCTGCGTATCGAAATGCAAGTTTCGGCTATCCGGGAGAAGGTCACGACAGACATGAAGCGTCTGGAAATGGCTGAGTACGCGCAAAGCGAATCGATCAAGGGTAAGAAAGCTCGGATGGAACAACTCGAGCAAGAGATCGGCCAACTCTCGCGTCAAAAGCTGAACCTGCAAAGTAAATTGCGTGACCTGACGATTACCCAGCGCCAGATCAAGCATATGTACGAAATCTCCGATACCATGAACCGCGCTAAGGAAGACCTGAACAAGGCTTCCCTTGGTATCATCAACGCCGTGAAGAATGAAATCATTGACGAAGCACTTGCAGACACCCATCGGGAGATTGCAGCGCTGTCCAGTCGCATTCATTCGATCGACCAGCACGAGGGTTTGATTAATCACCTTAAGCAAACGATCCAGGAACACGAGAAGGAAGAGAAGGCATTCAAAGCTCTGGCTGATGCTTTGTCCCCGACCGATGGATTGATTGCAGAAGGCATGCTGGGCTTTATTCGTAATTTCGTTGCACGAATGAATGCGTTGATTGCGAAGATCTGGACGTATCGCATGGAAGTGCATGACTGCTCGACTGAAGAAGAGTCTGCGGAACTGAACTACAAGTTCCCAGTAACTACGCCGAATCTACCCAAACCAACGGGTGATATCGACGAGACTTCTTCGGGTCAGAAGGAAATGCTCGACCTCGCGTTTCGTGTTATTGCTGCGCAGTGCCTGGGTCTGGATAAAGGCCCCTTGTCACTGGATGAATTCGGTAAGACGTTTGACGAAGCCCATCAAACTGCAGCCACACAAGTGATCCTGCAATTATTGGAACAATTGAACTTCTCGCAGCTGTTCATGATTTCGCACTACGAGTCCTGCTATGGTTCGTTCTACAATGCGCAGATCACCGTGATGGATAAGCGCAACATCACTGTGCCTGCAAATCGTAAGTATAACGAACACACCATCGTTGAGACTACTTTGCCACAAGCAGCATAAGAGCCAGGAGGGGAAACCCTCCTGGCCTTTATGCCGGCGTTTTAGATTGGAGCCAAATCAGGCTGCCACTCATTGAAACCATCCAGGTCAGTCACCATCACCAACGGCTGGCCGTTAATGTACGCAGTGTTGACGAAGAATGCCACGCCCTTGATCCAGAGCAGCGACTCGGGATGAGCATCCAAGCGCACGCCACTGGTTTCGACTTCTTCCAGCGTTGTGTACTTGTGGTTGATGATGTCTTCTGGTTTGATCGGGTACGGCATGCACTCGTTGATCTGATCCAGAATGTCCAGCATCGTGAAAGGCAGCGTAGGCGGCGCCACACGGCTGAAGTCACAGTCACCTGTGTGATTGAGAATGTTGCGACGACGGTACATGAAGCCCGACCCTTCGGCCGAATAACGTGCATCGTACTGTTTATTGATGCGTGCCGGAATGAAGGTATTTGGATCGAAGTCCAGATCTTTACGCTTGTCGATCTCGCGTGGTTTCCCGAACTTGACTTTGTCCAGAGGGATGCGCTGACCAGTTGCCTCGTACAGCAAGTCCATCAAGACTTGTTCATTCGTTTTACCGACATCCTTTTCGTCGATAACTACCATGTGTTTCTCCTAAGCCCAAAGGACTTTAAGTATTGTTAATGATCTTGATCTTCTCGGACTGAATGTCCAGGAAGTAAGCCTTGGAATACGATTCCCGGTTGTACGGGATACGATTATCTGCAGGCATGGTCGATTGCGCTGCAGGCGTGGTGTGGAAGAGGTAGTGTGGCCGAACATTGTCACCAATAGTAACGGAGAAAGCCCCGTCGTCCTCTTGCACCCAGTAAGGAGGAAGCAACCCGCAGCCGGAAACAATTGGCAGGGTCGGCTCCTTTTCGCAGATGTACTGCTTAGCGAAATGCGTACGCGGCAATTGCTCACGCACGACATTGATGTTCGGGCTGTCGATGTAGAGCAAGAAGCTCTGACTCATCGTCATCCACTTAGTCAGCACATCATCGCTGAAAAGTTCTTCCCGCGCAATCTGTGCATCGTTGGCGCCATTTGTTTCCAGGCCCAGTACCGACATATCGATCAATTGACGCGATTCGAAATAACGGTCCAGGAGCGCAACCGACTGAGTATCCAGGCAGAAGATGTCCTCGGCCGTACGGATAAAACACAGGTTGTCAAGCAAGAACAGATAGCCACCCATCACCAGTGCCACGGTCTTATTCAAAGCAGGCTGTGGCGCTTTAATGAAGATCTGGTTAGCGTAAGGTTGCTTCTCGTTCATCTTGAAGAGCATATCTGGCGTGATGCTGATGCACTCGAGTTCACCTACATCTTCGAAGTTCAGAATGCCCACTTCGTTACGGCGGCTCAGCAGGTTGCTGCGGCCAGCTTCCATGACGTAGATGTATTTGCTGTCAGCATCGGTGCGGTGAATCAAGCCGTTAATGCTGACCAAGCAATTCTTATAGAAAACACGGGCATCTACTCCCGGTTTGCTCATGATGAGAATATCGGCATCATCCGCTGGCGGAATGACAGTAGGGTTTTGCAGATAGCGACCGCGGTCGAGTTTGTACCCGGCCCAGTAGGCGTCTGCATATTTCAGATGACCTTTCGCAATGGTGGCCAAGCCATCTTCGGAAGGAAGGGTAGTGTTACCCGTTGCAGCAAAGAACTGCGCGATCGTATGGTCGCGTTGCACGTAATCTTGAGTGATTTCCGTAAAGCGCATGGTGCGGTCATTAGCCCAGAAGGGACTTTTGACACGCAAGTATGCTTCGGAATAGGTACTGGCGATCTCCGACAGCGTCTTTTCACTCAGGTTGACTTCGGCCCACGGGCTACCGGCCGCCTGAAGTTGTGCGATCGCAGAGACAAGTTGGTACATGAAGAACTCCGTATCGTAATGTTTTCCCGCTGGTTTTGCGGCTTAAAATGACTCAAATAATGTGATCTGTTATTAGGCTACGTAGATTTTTTCATACTCACCGTGCCCTCTCTCCAACCTGGAAAGAGGCGGTTAGTAACCTATATAGCGTCTAAGAAATGATATCCGAAATACCCATGAAAGGACTACCCGTCTATGGCCTCCGTTTACCCATTTGATCCGAGCGGCACTTCCGCTGCAAATCGGATTGCAAATGAGCAGCACGTCATTACGGCGCAAAACTTTCGGGATTACCACTACGTAATTCCTCACTTTGCGCCCTTCTTCGAAGGTGACTTCACCATCTCGCTGAAGTACCGTAGTGGTGCTGTTCGTCCGCTGCAGTATGGCGTCGACTACTACTTCTCCAACCAATTCCTCGACGCTTCCCGTGCGTGCTCGAAGCCAGTGTTCGGTTCGATCTCGTTCCTGGATACTGACACCGAAGGTGTGCTGAACATCAGCTACAACACTGTCGGCGGTGACTGGAACATCACCAAGGAAGAAATCTCGCGCATCCTCGCTGAAGAGCTGCGCAATCCCCGCATCACGACGTGGGAACAAATCACGTATTTACCTAAGCGTTTCCCCGTGGTCGATCACGACTGGGATCTGGTCGATATGGTGGGTGTTTCGCCACTGATCGCTGGCCTGCAAGAAATCCGCGGCGCGATCTTGTCGGCAAACGGTGGTGGTTTGGCTGACCACGTCAACAACTACTCGAATCCGCACAACGTTACTAAAGGTCAAGTTGGCCTGGGTGACGTGCAGAACTATCCTGTCGCTACGCTTCAACAGGCGCAAGACGGCACGAGTAACGGTTTCTACATGACACCACTGCGCGTGGCTGATGCGATTCAGGCCCAAGCCGGCGCCATGCTCAATACGCACTCGAGCAATACCAACAACCCACACAGCACCACGAAGGCTCAGGTTGGTCTCGGTAACGTTCTCAACTACGGCGTAGCCACCCAGTCGCAGGCAGAAGCCGGCGCCCTGGATACGCTGTACATGACGCCGCTCAAGACTGCGCAAGCAGTTGCTGCTCTGGTGGGTAATGCTTACGCCGCTCACGCTGCTAGCAAGCAGAACCCGCACAATGTGACGAAGGACCAAGTCGGTCTCTTCAGCGTTCAGAATTATGCCGTCGCCAGCCAAGAAGAAGCACGCTTGGGCGCGGCTAACGATCGCTACATGACCCCACTGCGTACCTCGCAGTTGGTCAGCGAATTCGTGACCACTCGTCTGAACGATCACACTGACCGCATCGACAATCCACACGGTGTGACCAAAACGCAAGTGGGTCTGGGTTTTGTTGAAAACTATCCTGTCGCTACTCAGCAGGAAGCGTCTGAGGCGATCTCCAACACGCTGTACATGACTCCAGGTCGTACGCGCGATACCATCGATGCGCTGGCAGCTCCAATCGCCCACTTGGTCGACGTGGACAATCCGCACGAAGTCACGAAAGAGCAGGTTGGTCTGGGTAGCGTTCAAAACTACCCAATCGCCTCGCAGGCAGAAGCACAAGCTGCTGTGGTCAATGACCGCTATATGACGCCGCTGCGTACTCGTGAAATGGTAGCAGAGTTTGTCACCAGTGAACTCGACGGTCACGCTACGCGCTTTGACAACCCTCACGCGGTAACGAAGACGCAAGTTGGATTGAGTGAAGTGCAGAACTTCCCAATCGCATCGACCGCCGATGTGCAGGCCGCTGCATCGAACAACCACTACATGACGCCAGTACGTACCTGGGATGCGATCAATCGCTTCGCAGCACCGTTCTCGCATCTGAGTGACAGGACCAACCCACACGCAGTCACTGCTGAACAAGTGGGTGCTTACAGCCGTATTGAATCAGATACTCTGTTGGCAGGTTACGTGCGCTTGACTGATCAGTGGGTAGCAGGTAAGAGCAAAGCAGAATTTATCGCTGAAGTCCTAAGTGGTAAAGCTGCCAACTCGGCCCTGCTCGATGGCAAAACCGTTGACCAAATCATTGCCCAAGCTGCTAGTTCCTACGATAGCGAATTTGCACAAACCGACAACCGTTATTCGCGCGATGGCGCCACGACGGCTGATCCGGTTGCAACCCCGCATCGCTGGATCATGATCGGTGAAGTTACTGCACTGTCTAACGCTGCTACAGCTTCTGTCAATTCGATGTCGGTTACGACACCGGATGCTTACTGGTTCCTCTCGGGTGGCCAGCAGCAGGGAGCGACTGCGATTGACAATGCCAAGACTTCTTCGCCTGGTTACTTGATTCACGCCAAGAACGGTCTGGCTGCAGATGCTCATTCGTTCGATGTAACTCGTCTGAATGGCGCGGCTGACAGTGACGTGAAGTTCGGCTACACCTACGATGCTGGTGCAAGCACCATGCAAGTATGGGTGCGTGTCTCGCACGGCTACAATGATCTGAACGTTACGCGCTTGACTGCGCTGGCGAACACCGTCACTGTGGAAACTGCGCAAGATACCGTGGTGGTGGAACCAGCAGCGATCACCTACGTCAATCCGGTGAGCTATGCAACCTCGGCGCAAGTGGAAGCGATGAATACGCGTCTGACTGCGATGGAAGAAACCATCAACAGTGTGACTGTTGTGTAAAGATAATAGCGGGGGTCTAACCGCCCCCGCTTGAGTGAAAGTTTATGGCTACTCCTACCCCAATCTACCGCTATCCCCTGGATGGCACCGGTCAAAGTCCGGACAATCTGGTGGTCGGCGAGGAACATCAGCTCTCTAACCGTGCAGTGCGATGCGTAGCTCCCACCTATGGTGGTTTCTTCGCAGAGTCTGTTGTGGTGAAAGACCTCGCAACCAACTTGTCGCTGATCCGCGGTATCGACTACAATTTCGGTGAACTGTTCGAGTTCCCGACGGGTCGTTACGGCAAAGAGATCTTCGGCATCATTGCAATTACCAAGCCTGGCGTGACGAAAGTCACAATTCAATACCAGGTACTCGGCGGCGACTATTCGTATTCGATGGATTCGATTATCGCCATGATGGACAGCCTCAACCTGGGTGAACGCCCAGTGGAATGGGGCAGCATCATTAGCCGGCCAGCGCTCTTCGATCCAGCCAGCCACTTCCACGATATCGGGGACGTGTATGGTTTCGAATATCTGGTCCACGCCATCGATCTGGTGCGTCAAGCCATTCTGATGGGTGACGTGGTCAGTCACGACGAGATCTACCGTTACATCGATCGCGCGATGGCTGAACAAGCCGATAAGATCAAGGAAGTGCGGGATGCTCTGGATGCGCACGTCGCTGATAAGAACAATCCCCACGGTACGACCAAAGCTCAAGTGGGCCTTGGGCTGGTAGAAAACTTCCCTGTCGCAACTGCTGCGGAAGTCGACGCCGGCACTAGCATGGAGCGCTACATCACTCCAGGCCAAGTTGGTAAGATGGTCAATGACCGCGCTGTGGTGCCGCTGAACAATCACATTGCTGATAAGGCTAATCCTCACAACACGACTAAGGCCCAAGTGGGTCTGGGTCTCGTGGAGAACTTCTCACCAGCAACGGATGCGATTGCTGTGGCTGCTCTGAGCACGAGCAACTACATGACTCCGGCCACCACCAAAGCACTGGTGCAAAGCTGGGCGATCAACCCACTCGAAACGCACATTGCCGACAAGACCAACCCACACCAAACGACGAAGGCTCAAGTTGGTTTGGGAAGCGTGCAAAACTACGGTATTGCCACGCAGTCGGACATGGATACCGGTACGTCCAACACTGCTTATTTGACCCCCCTGACGGTGGCCAAGTATGTCACGGATCGTGCGGTTAATCCACTGGGTAACCACGTTGCGGATAAGAACAATCCGCACAACACTACCAAGGCGCAGGTGGGTCTGGGCAGCGTGGAGAATTTCCCACCGGCGGACAATGCCACGGCTTTGGCGGGTTCGAGTGCGTCGCACTACATCACCCCAGCCACACTGAACCATGTGGTGACGCAAAAGGCAGTCACGCCTTTGAACAACCACGTCGCTGATAAGAATAACCCACATGCGGTTACCAAGGCGCAGGTGGGTCTGGGCAGCGTTAACAATTACGGTACGGCTTCCGTGGCTGAAACACAAGCCGGCACTTCCACAACGCTGCACGTCACTCCGAAAGGCGTGAATGACGCGTTTAATAGCTGGATCGGTCGCATCGATACGTCGGACGATCGCCTCAGCATTACCGCAACCACGGCTTCGGTCTTGGTGAATGGACAGTGGAAGCAATTCTGGCCGCCTCTGTGGCAGGGCTAACGTAAAAAAACACGGCCTCTCATTTCTGTGTAACCACAGTCTTGGGAGGTTGTGTTTTTTTCTTTTATGTTCGCCTCTCCTTCACTCCATCGAGAACAATATGTACCGCACCGTCTATCTCAAAACCACCGATAGCTGTAACCTTAACTGCTCGCACTGCTTCACCAGCGGAAACGAGAAGGATCGTTACTTCTGGCAATTACCTGAAACCAAAGATTGGATTCAGCGCTACATGGACCACATCCCCATCACGGATAAGGTACATTTTGAATTCCATGGTGGCGAACCAATGCTCGCTCCGCTTGAACAACTCATCGAGATGCGGGACTTCCTCCTCACCTTTGGGTCTCGCGTAAGTATCGGCATCACCACCAATCTCGTCTACAAGCTTACGCCTGAGAAGCTGGACTTCTTTGTTAGCCTGGGCGGTGTCGCCTCCAGCTGGGATGCGGACATTCGCTTTGAAAACCAAGGGCAGGAAACGCTTTGGCGCCACAACTTGCTCGACATCGTCGATGCTCGTCGTCGCGTGAATAAACCTACGGGTTTGCATGTGTCGGTCAGTCGCAAGTTTACTGAGATGGACCAGGAGAAAGCCATTCTGTTCTTTGGTACACTCGGTGTGGACGTAGTCATGTTTGACCGCATCACTCTGGACGGCAACGCAGTAAAGAACCAGACGCTGTTTCCATCGAACAAAGAAATCAACAACTGGTACTTGGCCATGCACGCAGCGACCAAGAAGCTCGACGCACGTTCCTGGTTCCGTAACGCAGCTCTGGAAGACGTGTACGCCAAGTTTGAGCAAGGTAATGCATCTTGCGGTACATTCTGTCGTGATTGTGAAGAACGTCTTCTCACCGTCAGTGCTAACGGTGATGTAGGCGGCTGCCCCAACAGTGCCCAGGAACAAAGTTTCGGACACATCTCCCAATCGATGGAAGACCTGATGGCTTCGCCTAAGCGGCTGGACGCTATGGCGGAAGAGCGTGCTCGCAACGAGAAATGCTTTGAGTGCCCAGTGTTCTCTTACTGCGGCTCAGATTGCCACCAACTCGCCTGGGATGGCGATATTTGCGCTTCCCCTCGTGAGCTGATGAAAGAATTGGCCGGGATTGGAGCGTACCGCCATCCTGTTAGAAAAATCATTCCTATTATCGCAAAGTAACCATGGCTTCCAATAGCGATCTTATTCTTTTCCATATCCGGGAACAGTTCATCCACGCGTATCGTAATGAGGTACAGTCGTCGCGTGTTCCCAACATCCACACCAGCAGTACATTACTGCAACACACTGACAAAACTGGTCTGCGGAGTAAACCATACGACTACGAAAATTACCCAAAAACGGGTTCGTCCGGTGACATGTACGCCGGCGACGTTGTCAGTGCAACTGATCTTCGCGTTCTGTTGCAATCGACCACAAGTTTCTTTAGTCAAATTCGTGTTTTCCGCTATGGCCTGATCGGCAATACAGCCGAGTGCTATACCAGTACTGCCAACGGCTTTGTCACCCGTGGTCCATGGCAGTTGAATCCGAGTTACTTCCCCGCCCATACTGATCCACTTTACGATAACACTGCTCCCATCAATTATTGGATTACGTCGGAAGTCGGTTTCACGATGCCTGGTAATAGTATCCATTACTGGAATTCCCATGCGATGCATAATCGTCTGGCTCAAATGGTGGCGCGCGCGGCTTCTTCTACTCGTAACGGCGATGTCGATTATCCCGACCTGCGGGTTTGTCACGGCTCGTGCCATTCGAACTGTCACTCGAGTTGCCACAGCTCCTGTCACTCGAGTTGCCATGTTTCCCCGACGGAAGCTCCAACGGAAGCTCCAACGTCGTCACCAACCGAAGCACCAACCGAAGCTCCTACCCAGGCACCAACCGAAGCTCCTACCCAGGCTCCAACTCAAGCCCCAACATACCCGCCGGGTGGCGGTGGTGGTGGTTGCGTGGCAATTGCCTCGCTCTTACCTGACGGCCGGACTGCGGGCGACATCCGTGTGGGTGATGAAATGATGCTGGCTAATCAGTGGACACTCACTCCAGGTACGGGTGTTGTTAGTTACTCCCAGCTGAAAGATCAACCGGGTTTCCGTATCGTAACTGAAAGCGGTGTAAGCCTCATCTGCTCGAGCACTGCTCCAATTCCTGTCAAGGATAAGGTTCTGTGCGTTAAACCAGACGCGTTGTTGGGTGAACTGGTGGCCGTACGTCGCGATATCGATGTTGCGTACGTCACTGATTGGGAAAAAGTTGTGGAAGTCACTTCGGTTGGTGTGATTCAGGTCCAGCACATTACCGTGGGCGATCGTTGCTTCTGGGCAGGTGAACAAAAGGGTGCTTACATCCTGCACCACAATTTGCCAACACAGAAAGTTTAAACACCAGCCCTGGCGTGCGCTAGGGCTAGTTACATTCATCAAGGTTTAAAACATGATCAATCTTTTCAAAAAGGTGTACATTAATTACGACATCGATATGCGCAGTGGTAAATCGCAAAAACGACTGTTCGTAAGCGATCGTCAATATCCTTACCCGATTGCGCAAAATCCAGACGAGCGTGAAGCCCTGGGCATCGTCGGTCACTATGACAACGTCAACAAGTTCTTGGAAGACCACGGCGGCCTGGAGTCGGTGATCTACATGCTCTTCAATCTGGATCAAAAGCTCTGCATCATTGCCACGCACGAACTGGCAACGCTGTTGACGCTCTGTGTTTTCAAGAGTGTGGTGAAAAATCCGACGATGGACGCGGCGTATCTGTACTACCGCTCTTCCTACGCGCATCAGCGTGCGATGTCGGTGCAGTCCATCAGTGACTTCGACAACAATCTGTCCTTCCGCGCAGAATTCCCCGTGCTCTTCTCCATTGAAGAGTTCGCCGAGCTCTACGCCAAAGTTCCTGTCTGCCCTGGTCTGCAAGACATTGACCCAGCGCACCTACCGATCGAAGTTCTGATTCCGAACTACTTTGCTGATTCGGCGGCACGCAGCAAGAGCAATATGGCGTTTCTGAATAAGTACCGCGCCATTGCACTTGAAAATGCAATCTTCCGTATTCGCATGGCGCGTAAAGTGATCATGACGGATTCGGTGCCCGTATCGAACTTCCTGGGTCGTGAAGTCGACGAGATCGATGCCCTGAACGAACTCATTGCCGATCCCCGCACTTCCTGGCTGGCCGATCCTGTCCTGGGCCTGTACAGCGAAGAAGAGGCAACGAAGAAGTATTCGATCAAGAAGCTGCTCGAGATCTACGACACCATCGAAGCTTTGCTGCGTACCGAAATGGAAGAGCGTGTTGTTCTGCAGCACGTCGGCCGTGGCGATATCGCAGCGCTGGTTGAGTTGGACACCGAAGATCAGAAGGGCAATTTCATTGGCACCGAGCATTTCGTCTCCAAGGTCAACGGTATCTTCATCAATCGCTGCTACCAGGAAAAGCGTAAGGGCAACACTGCTTTCTTCGAGCAGTTTGCACTTATCGGCGAATAAGCCGTCATAACGAGAGTGGGGAAACCCACTCTCTTATGCTGGGATAAATTCTTACCTTGCTGCCTATCTGATGTCAAATCAACTAATGGAATTCCATCATGACCACCTCATCCGCACAAAACAATAACTACGCCGCACCTGAACCGCAATTCACACCGGAAGAACTGCGTCGTGTAGTTACAGCACCGATTCCTGCTGCAGTTTTGCGCGAACACTTCCTCAACAAAGACGTGCTCTTTGTCATCGACTACAAAAATTCTACCCTCAAGGGCATGAAGCTTTTAACGTACTTAGCCAACCTGAAGATGCCGGTGGACATCCAGTGGGATTTGGATAATTACGAAGAGTACAGTGAATTGTTGACGGCGTACTTCAATCAGCGCGCAGTAGTTCACTGTGCATCACTTGCCGCACTGGCGAGTGAAGTGATCATGCACTTTAGCGGTATCGAGCGGGAATATCGGACTTTCAATTCTCCGGTGTCGGATGAATTCTTGCAACGCTTCTGCGAAGCCAACCTCAATGAA